AGATAGTATTATGCAAAGGTCCTGCTGGAACAGCCAAGAGTCTATTATCAGTATATTCTGCTTTAAAATCCTTAAATGATAAGAAAATAGGTGAAATATTCTATATTCGTAATCCTGTAGAGAGTTCTACTCATAATCTTGGATTTTTAAAAGGAGATCTACACAGTAAGTTAGATCCATATTTACAACCACTTATGGATAAGCTCCATGAATTATTACCTAAATCACAAGTCGAAAGATTGTTAAAAGAAGAGAGGGTTAAGGGACTACCAGTAGGTTTTCTTCGTGGATTAAGTATTAATGCTAGTTACATTATATGTGACGAAGCTCAAAATTTAAGTATACATGATTTATTATTGATAACTACTAGAATGGGAAGATTTAGTAAGCTTATATTAATTGGAGATATTAGACAATCAGATATTAAGAATAGTGGTTTTGAATCTATATATGATCTTTTTGATGATAAAAAAAGTAAAGAAAAAGGTATACAAACATTTAAATTTGGAACAGATGATATTATGCGAAATGATATACTAGCATATATTATTGAAAAATTCGAAGAACTATCTACACCTAAAAATAATAATAAAAAGTAGAAAAAATAATCTATAGATATATAATATAGAATATGCCAAAAATTTATTGTAGCAATTGTGGAAATCCTATTCAGTATAGCGATATTAAACCTAATTTTTGTCAAAAATGTGGAGCAAATATTAATTCTGGTAAAGTTCAAGCAGTTGCTAAACCAGAGATAGAGATTGTTCAAGAAGTCAGACCTAGAGTTAATAATTTAAATTGGGATATTGAAATACAAAAACCAAAGGGTCAAAAATTAAAAGATTTGGCCCGTGGAGAAAAAGATAATAATTTACAACCAAGAAATACAGAAGGTTTATCAAAAGAAGAATTTTTAAAACAATTTCAAAAAGAAGCAGGCACTTTACGCAGAGGTAATCAAGATTACCAAGCTTCTGATGATGGTTACGATGAAGAACCAGAAGATGCGTGAAAAAACCAACATTTGAAAATAAGTTTAACGAAATAAATATTGAAATCTACAAGCGAAAGCATAAGTGGAATTTGACTTCGCTTGCTTGGATGGATTTTGATGATGTTGCACAAATACTAAGAATACATATCCATAAGAAATGGAATATGTATGATCCAAAGCAGCCATTAGCTCCATGGATTAACAGAATAGTAAGTAATCAAATTAAAAATCTCATTCGTAATAACTATGGTAATTATTCTCGTCCATGTTTAAAATGTGCTGCTGCTGAAGATGATGAGCATTGCAACATATATGGCAAACAATGTAACGCTTGCCCTCTTTATGCGGCTTGGGAAAAGAATAAAAAGAATGCACATGATACTAAACTGCCTCTTGCTTTAGAAAATCATACAAAAGAAGTACATGAAATGCAAGATGGAAAAGTAGATATAGAAGAAAGCGCAAAAAATATTCATCGTAAGATGCAGCAAGTTTTAAAACCAACTGAGTGGAAAGTTTATCAAATGCTTTATATAGAGCATAAAGATGAAGACCAAGTGGCTTCTAGTATGGGATATAGAACAAACGAAAAAAATCGTGCTCCTGGATATAAGCAGGTCCAAAATATTAAAAAAGCAATAATGATTAAAGTTAAAAAATATATTTATAGTGATGAGATTGATATATCATGAATGAAATAATTCTAACAGATGACCATAAGAAGAAGATACTTGAAGAATGGAATTCTCGTCCTTCTAATCCTCCATCACTTGCAGAATTAACTAAATTAATTTTTGGAGAAGGTTTTGATGGAAGAAGTCAACAGGGTAAATTAATTAAAAATTATTTGGCTTCTAGACAAATTGTTCCTAAAAAGAGTCATGAATATGAAGCTAAAGGTTTAATCGAATTAACAGATGAGCAAAAAGAATATATAAGCAATAATTGTCCTACAATGACAGCTGTTGAAATGGCTAAAATAATATTTAAAAATAATGATTTGACTAATTTAAATCAAGAAACAAGAAGCGTTGCAGAATATATTAAGACTTTAGATACTAAACTTGTATATGCAAATCCAAATGAAATACCAGAAGGAGACTACAAGCCACCTACAACTCAAAATAGATGTTTAGCTAGAATCAATAGATATGTTCATGAAGGCATAGATGAAAATAAACTAACAGGAAAACAAAAAAGGGATATACAATCTTTAATTGGTTATTTACATACTTATCGTTTCCTTCATCAAATTAATACATATCAAGATGAAAGCGAAAGAGAATTATTCGAAAGTAGTTTTGTAAGATATACTTATGATAAGAATGATCTGACTCAAGAAGAAGTAGATCAATACATTGTTTTAGCTACAGAGGTAGTTATATCTTCAAACATTCAAGGAACAATTCAAGCATTACAGATGCAATTAGACGCTGCTGTTGAGGCTGGTGAAAAAATATCTATGTCGCTTGTGGAAGCTATCAGTACAGCTAGAAATGAATATAATCAAAGCGTTGGTCGTCAACAAAAACTTTTAAGTGATCTAAAAGTAAAAAGAAGCGAAAGATTAAGTAAGCAAGTAAAAGAAAATGCTTCAATATTAAATCTAGTTGAGATTTGGAAAGAAGAAGAAAGTCGAAAAGAAATGATAAGGCTTGCAGAAATGAGAAAAGAATTACTAGCTAAAGAAGTAGAAAGGCTATCTACAATAGATGAAATTAAGGCTAGAATTATGGGAATTTCTAAAGACGAAATCTTGAATGGATGAAATGCAAATTCAATGTAAAATATGCAACGAAATATTTGCAGCAGATAAATTTCTACATCTGCATCTAAAAGCTCATAAAATTACTACAGCAGAGTATTATCAAAAATATTATCCCAGATACGATTTACAATCTGGCGAGATGATTAATTTCAAGAATAAAGATCAATATTTTACAGATGACTTTAATAATAAAAATAATTTAAAGGCTTATGTTAAGAATCTCAGTCAAGACGAATTAAAAAAATTCCTAACAGAATTACTAATCAAAAGAAAAGAGCGTAAATCTCTAATATATTCCCCAACTCAAGTTGAGCTTCGATCATTAATTATGCCTTCAATTATTACTTTTAATAAATATAAATTAGATTATTATGATATATGTAATTCTATTGGACTAAAGAATAAGTTTAGTAACTATATTGGAGAAGAGCTAAATTTTGAAGAATCTGAAAGATATCAGATTATGGTGGACACAAGAGAGCAAAATCCTTTGAAATTTAAATACCAACAGCAAATAGCTAAACTAGATTTTGGGGATTATACATTAAATGATCTTGAGAAGTGTTGCTTTACAGCAGTTGAAAGAAAAAATTTATCAGACTTTATAGGAACTATGAGTGCTGGATATGATCGATTTAATAATGAGATAGAAAGAGCTAAGAACGCTAATTATTATCTAGTAGTACTAATTGAGGAGTCTATAACTGATGCACTTTCTTTTAATTATCTTCCTCATATTTCCAAGAAGATTAAAGCTACTCCAGAATTTATCTTTCATAGAGTAAGAGAACTAAATCAAAAGTATGATAATATACAATTTATATTTGCTGATGGTAGAAAAAGAGCATCTGAATTATTAATTAAAATATTAACTGGTAATTGTTTTCATAAGAAATATGATTTGCAATTATTAGTTGATTTAGGTATCATTTAATATGTGGCATTGTCCAGAAAAATATACTAAAAAAGATCTAGTAGATATAAATAAACAACTACTAGAAATACAAGGACCTATGCTTGATAAAGAAGCTAAGATAACACTTGCTAAATTTCTTAGAGCTAATCTTGGTATAACAACAGAACTTATCAGTGGGATTAAACTTGCACCATACCAAGAGGTAAATTTAAAAGCATTCTTTAATCGTAATTTTAATATGTGCGTTTGGGGTCGAGGATGCTCTAAATCATTTATTGCTAGTGTCTATTGCTTTCTTCAATGTATATTTGAGCCTAATTCTAAAATACTTATAGCAGGACCAACCTTTAGAACCGCAAGAAATATTTTTACAAATTTAGAAAAGATTGTTAATAGTAAAGAAGCTCAATTACTACAGCAGGCTTTTGGAGTAAAGAGTAAAAGAAATGATTTATTTGAATGGGAGATCAATGGCGGAAATATTGTAGCTATCCCTCTCAATGGTGAAAAAGTTCGAGGTTTTCGAGCTAATGTTCTTGTGCTTGACGAGTTCCTTCTTATACCAGAAGATATTATTAAAAATGTTCTTATGCCATTCTTAGTTGCTCCTCAGAATATGAAAGAACGTATTCAAATAAGAGAAATGGAAGATAAGCTAATACAAGAAGGAATTATGAAAGAAGAGGATCGAACAGTATTTCCTAATAAATCAAAAATGATTGCTCTTTCTTCTGCTAGTTATACTTTTGAGAATTTATATAAAACTTATAAAGAATGGGTTGCAAACATATATTCTGAAGAAGCTGTTAAAGATGCTACATATTTTGTTAGTCAAATGGGATATGAAGCTTTACCAGAAGAAATGGTAGACAAGACTATTATCGAAGAAGCTCAAGCTGGAGGATTAAGTCATAGCGGATTTTTGCGAGAGTATTGCGCTCAATTTACAGATGGTAGCGATAGTTATTTCTCTGCTAAAAAAATGCATGAATGTACTATTCCAGATGGTGATTCACCTACTTCAAAAATCTATGGTGATAAGGATAAAAAATATATTTTAGCTATTGATCCAAGTTTTAGTAATAGTCCAAGTTCAGATTATTTTGCTATGAGCATTATAGAATTAGATGAAGATAAAAAAGATGGAATATTAGTTCATAGTTATGCTGTAGCTGGTGGAGATCTAAAAGACCATATATTATATTTTCATTATCTAATAACTAATTTTAATATTGATATGATTATCATTGATAACGCTGGATATCAATTCATAGATTCTGCAAATGAAAACGAATTATTTAGAAAGTCAGGAATTGAATTAAAATTTTTTGATGTTAATTCAGATGCAGAAGGTAGTGAATATGACAGAACAATCAAAGACGCAAAAAGACAATATAATAAAGAAACTAAAAGAATTTGTTTTAAACAAATGTTTACAACCGAATTTATTAGAAGAGGCAATGAATATCTGCAAGCTTCTATTGATCATAAAAAAATCTGGTTTGCAAGTCGTATCTCGGCTAATGGCGAAGCTTTTGGAAGAATAACTGGATCTAATCTTGATATTAAAAGTACAGGATTTGATAATCTAATAGATTTTGTGGAAAACCAAGACGATATGATATATGGTACTAAAAAGGAATGTAGTCTAATAGAAGTAAGGAGTACAAGTCGTGGAATCCAATCATTTGATTTACCTCAACATCTTAAAAGAAATACAAGCGCACAAAGAGCTAGAAAAGACAGATATACAGCTCTTATGTTGGGAAATTGGGCAAGTAAAATTTACTTTGATATGGCTAAAGTACAAGATAAAGTTGAAAATGAAACATTTAGACCTATAATGTTATAAATAGGTGTAATTTTTAAAAATAACTAAAAATGGCTAAAAAAGACGAAAATAACCCAAAATTGACTAACTTTACAACTAGTACTGAACCCCTTATGGCGGGTTCTGGATTTAAAGAGATTAAGGCTAGTAGTGATAAAGCTCGCAGAAATAGAGCTGGAACAATAGAGCGTACTGATAAATATGCTAATATCTCTAATGGACTAATTCCATTTAATAGATCAACAACAAATATCTATAGTGCATCTAACATGGATGTTAGAGATGCAGTTATTCTTTGTCAAAAATGCTATTATAATTTTGCTATATTCAGAAATACAATTGATCTTATGACTGAATTTAGTTCTAGTAAAATCTACTTTAAGGGCGGTAGTCAAAAGAGCAGAGACTTCTTTGAAGCACTATTTGATAAAATTAATCTTTGGAGTTTTCAAGATAAGTTTTTCCGTGAATACTATCGCTCTGGTAATGTATTTATATATCGTTTTGATACTAATATTAAAGAAGATGATTTAATTAAAATTACTCAGACATTTGGAGTAAGCAAAGCAGCTTCTGTTATTCTTCCTGCTCGTTACATAATTATTAATCCTGCTGATATCCAAATTGGTGGGAATATAAGTTTTGTTTCTAATAAGTTTTATAAAGTTCTTAGCGATTATGAATTAGAAAGATTAAGGAATCCAAGAACTCAAGAAGATCAAGAAGTTTATGATGCTCTTCCTGATGATGTAAAAGAAAATATAAAAAAGAAAACTAATAGTGCAGTAATGCCATTAGATACAGCTAGACTTGTTGCAGTTTTTTATAAGAAGCAAGATTACGAGCCATTTTCTGTACCAATGGGATATCCTGTCCTTGAAGATATAAATGCTAAAGCAGAGATGCGTAAAATGGATATGGCAGTTACAAGAACTACTCAACAAGCTATTCTTCTTGTTACAATGGGAACAGATCCAGATAAAGGTGGCGTTAATCAAAAAAATCTTGAAGCAATGCAAACTTTATTCCAAAATGAAAGTGTTGGTAGAGTATTAATTGCAGATTATACAACAAAAGCAGAGTTTGTTATTCCTGCAATCGCTGATCTTCTTGACCCTAAAAAGTATGAAGTAATTGATCGCGATATTCAAATTGGTCTAAACAATATTCTTATTGGTGATGAAAAATTTGCTAATCAGAGTATTAAGGTCCAAGTCTTTATAGAAAGACTAAAACAAGCTCGTGAAGCATTTATAAATGAATTTTTATTTCCAGAAATCGTAAGGATAAGTAAAAGTTTAGGATTTAAAAATTATCCTACTCCATATTTTGAAGATATTGACCTTAAGGATGATATTCAATATGCTAGAGTTTATAATCGTCTTGTTGAACTTGGCGTTCTTACTCCAGAAGAGGGTCTTACAGCAATTGAAACTGGTCGCCTTCCAGATCCAGAAGCTTCATTAGAGAGTCAAATTAAATATAAAGAATTAAGAGATCAAGGCTATTATACACCACTAATTGGTGGTAGCCAACCTCAAGCTGGAAGACCAACTGGTTCTAGTACCCCTCAATCCACAAAGAATGTAAGTCCAATTGGAACTGGTCAACAATCTAGAGCCGAGTTTAGTGCTAAAAAAGTATCTGAAAATTTCGCTCTTGCTTCTAAACTAGAGGAACATGTATCAGATCTAGTCAAACAAAAGTTTAACATTAAAAGACTAAATAAACAGCAAAAATCTATTATTGATGATATCACTAAGATGATTATCGCAAATGAAAATGTTGAACAATGGATTGAAACTGCTTCTAGTTATGTTGAGAGTCCAGTAGATAAGAATCAAGATAATATTAAAGAAACTCTTGAAATCGCTTCTAATCATCAAGTAGATAGTTATATTGCTGGTATATTAAGAAATAGTAGAATCTAAATTATTTGTAGATTTTGTTGCATAAAGACTTATTAATTTATTTAGATAATCTGAAGACCATTTTTTATAAGTACCTGATTTAATATTAAAAAAATAAATATTATTTGGTTTTTTATTTTCTACAAATCCTTTTATTAAATTCCCTAAAACTTCTTTATTTTTACTTATCATACAGTGAACAATGTATTCTTTATTCTGAGTAGAAACGTTATTTATTTCTGGAAAATTATTAATAAAATTATGAAGACCGTATAACTCATAATGATTTATATCTATAGCGCCTATTAATCCAAATTCATCCATGTAAAAATATGCTGTACTCTTATTGTGTTCATATATATTTATAAATTTATGAACAACATCTCTGTATTCTATATTATTACTATCTAAAATTTTATTGATTTTTTCTGCTGAATTCATTTTTATATATTACACTTTTTATTCTACACATAAAAAATTAAAAAGTTTTTTTGTTTATAACTTTTATTTTTTTTCTTTTCTTTTCTTAAAGAAAGATGTAATATAGATTTTACTTCTCTATATGAATAAAAACTTACTCGTCAAAAAACGCAATGGATCAACTGAAAAATTTAACATAGAAAAAATTAATAAAGTAATCAAATGGGCAATAGATGGTTACTCTGGAGTAAGTCTAACAGATATAGAAATCAATGCTAATATCAATATGCATGAAGGGATTACAACGAAAGAAATCCATAAACTACTAATAGAAAGTGCAGCAAATTTAATATCAATATCTAGTCCAAATTACCAATATGTTGCAAGTCGTCTTTTAAATTATCAATTGAGAAAAGAAGTTTGGAAAGGTAAACATGCTCCAAGACTTTTAGAATTTATACAAAATAACATAAAAAATAAAATCTATGATTCAATACTATTAGAAAAGTATGATGAAGATGAGCTAAATAAAATAGGCGAATTTATAGATCACGATAGAGATTATAATTTTACATATGCTGGTATTAAACAATTATGCGATAAATATTTAATAAAAAATAGAACAAACGGTTTAATATATGAGACTCCACAATTTGCTTATGTATTAATTGCTGCTTATGCTTTTATAAATTATCCAAAAGAGACACGTTTAAATTATGTTCGTAAATTTTATGATGCTATTAGCAAGCACAAGATTAATTTACCAACTCCAGTAATGGCAGGAGTTAGGACATCTACTAAAAATTACGCAAGTTGTTGTTTAATTGGTGTTGATGATAGTAAAGAAAGTATTACCGCTAGTGCAACTGCAGTAAGTATGGCTACAGCAAATCGTTGTGGAATAGGTATTGATGTCTCAAAAGTTAGAGCTATAGGATCGCCTATTAAGAATGGTGAAGTTGTTCATACTGGCTTAATTCCATTTCTAAAAATATATGAAAGTAGCGTAAAAGCTTGGCAACAAAATGGGTTAAGAGGTGGAAGTGCAACATGCAATATACAATGGTGGCATTATGAAATAGAAGATATTGTAGTATTAAAGAATAATGCTGGAACAGATGATAATAGAGTAAGAAAGTTAGACTATACAGTTGGAATGAGTAAGTTGTTCTATGATAGAGTTCTTAAGGACGAAGAAATTACTCTATTTAATACAGCAGAAGTACCAGAATTATATGAAGCTTGGGGTACAAAAGATTTTGATAAGATATATAAAGAATGTGAATCTAAAAAATTAAAAATTAAAAAGAAAGTATCTGCTCGTAAATTATTCTCTCTAATTATTAAAGAACGAGTTGAAACTGGTAGAATATATATTCTTAATGTAGACCATGCTAACAATCATGGCGCTTGGTTGGATAAAGTTACAATGAGTAATCTTTGTACAGAAGTTATACATCCAACTATTCCACTAAATGATTATAATGATAAAGAAGGCGAAATTGGAATGTGTATTCTTTCAGCAGTGAATATGTTAGAAATAAAAAACTGGCAAGATCTTGAAAAGACTTGCGATCTTATCGTAAGATTTCTTGATGAAATCATTGAAATTCAAGATTACTTTAATATTGCTGCTGAAAATTTTGCTAAAAAACGTCGTAGTCTTGGTGTTGGAATAACTAATCTTGCAGCTTTTTTCGCTAAGAGTGAATTAAAATATAATTCAGATAAATGCTTGCCTGTATTAGATGAGTGGATGGAGCATTTTCAATACTATCTTTTAAAGTCAAGCCTAGAACTTGCTAAAGAAAAGGGTAAGTGCGAGAAGTTTGATAGGACAAAATATTCAAAAGGCATTTTACCTATTGATACTTACAAAGATAAAGTAGATGAATTATGTAAAAGAAAATTGTCTCTTGATTGGGAAAAACTAAGAAAAGAAATAAAAGAATTTGGTTTAAGACATTCTACTCTTTCTGCATGCATGCCTTGTGAGAGTAGTTCCGTAATTCAATCTTCAACAAATGGAGTTGAACCTATTCGTAGTTTAATTACTTATAAAATGAGTAAAATGGGTAAACTTCCAGTATTAGTTCCAGGAGTAGGAAAGTATGATGGTAATTATGAATTAGCTTATGATTTTAAAGATAATTCTGGTCTACTAAAAGTAAACGCTATAATTCAAAAATACATTGACATGGCCATATCAACTAATGTATACTATAACTATTCTCATTATGAAAACAATGTTCTTCCTGATGCAAAAGTTATGAAAGAAATAATGCTTGCATATTCTTTAGGCTTAATCAGTCTTTATTACAATAATACTGATGATGGAGATAAAGAACAATTAATGAATCAAAAAGAAGATCGTGATTGTTCTTCTGGAGCGTGTAAATTATAACCTATGAAAAGTGTTTTAAATTTAAAAAATATAGATTATACAAAACAACCTCTATTCTTTGGAGAAGATCTTAATCTTCAAAGATATGATCGTTTTAAATATCCTATTTTCTTTGAATTGTTTAAGAAGCAAGAAGAATTTTTCTGGTGGCCTCATGAAATCGCTCTTAATAAAGATCGTAGCGATTATAAAGAGCTTGCTGGTCAAGAAAGATTTGTATTTGACACTAATCTAAAATTCCAAACTCTTGGTGATAGCATGCTTTCGAGAAGTATACATTCTCTTAAAGATTATGTAAGCAATCCAGAGCTTGAAATATGTATGAATACTTGGCAAAGATTTGAGGGTATTCACAGTTACTCTTATTCATATCTATTAAATAATGTACATCCAGATGCTAGTAAATTTTTCGATAGCATCATGGAAGATAAAGAAATCGTATCTCGTGCCGAGTTAATTAGAAATAATTTTGATAAAATTCTTGGCGATGATGATAAGAAAGACTTAAAACAAAAGATATTTGATTGTATTCTTTCTGTTAATGTAATGGAAGGTCTTGTATTTTACGTCTCATTCGCCTGCTCTTTCTATTTTGGATATCGTGGTAAAATGGAAGGAAATGCTAAAATCATCAAGTTTATTCAAAGAGATGAAGCTTTACATTTTGCTACTACTCAAAATCTTCTAAAGATTCTTAAGGAAGAAGATAAAGAAGGTTTTACTTCTATAGTCAAAAAAAGTGAAGATAAAATATATGCGTTTTATGAACAAGCCGCTAAGAATGAGATTGAATGGGCGGAATATCTTTTTAGTAATGGCTCTCTATTAGGTTTAAATGCTGAAGTTCTAGGTGGATATTCAAAATGGCTTTGTGATGCTCGCTTGAGATCATTAGGATATAAAAAGATATTCAATCAAAAAGATAATCCTATCGCTGGCTGGTTAGATAGCTATCTCGACAGTAGCAAAGTTCAAGTTGCACCACAAGAAACAGAAATTTCAACATATAAAATAGGCGCAAGAAAAACAGACATATCTGACGATGATTTTGATAATTTAAAGCTATAATATTTATTCTAAAAAGTGTAAATATATGTGTGAATATCGATCCAATATTCCTATTTAATATCGTTTTGGGAGCCCTTTCTTTTCTGGGTGGATGGTTATTTACTAGAGTATTCTCATTGTTTGATAAGCAAGAAAATTTAATTAAAGAGTTAAATGATAAAACATTTACAGATTTTATAACATTAAGAAAAGAAGTTGAAGCTGAAAGCAGAAAATATCAACAAGAAATATCTGATTTAGCACTAAAAGTTAGCACAACTTATGCTACTCAAGACTCTTTAGAGCATGCAATAGAAAGAATAGATAATAAACTAGATAGAAATTTCGACTATATACAAAAACACATATCCAAAGATAAAAATTAAATGTAATTAGTCTTGTGACGGTTTCAGAGAGGGATATAGATTTTTTTGCAAAGAAGCTAGGTTTATCACCAGAAAAAACCTTTTTGCTTATACAAGATCCAGATTGCTTACCAGAAATAATAAATAAAGTTACAGAAGAAGATATAAATGGTATAGTAGATATTAGTTTCCCAGTATTCACAGAGCTTACAATAGTAAAATATAGTAAAGATATAAAATGTTCTTTTGAAGAGAAGGAATATATATCAGAAGCTGTAAGTAGCAATTTTTATAATCTCATAGAATATCCACTTCAGAATAAATATTTCTTTCAATTAGAATTAAATGAAGATACAGCAAAATCTGTCACAGTATTTCTTGGCTTTTTCTATAAGAGTTTAGAGAAGTTGAGAAGATCATATCCATCAGAAAGTATTTATTATAATATAGCTAAGAATGGTTTTGAGATTGCAGAAAGAGATGATATATCTTATAACCTAAAGAATTGGATTAGAGTATTGAGAAGAATTCATAATGAAGTTTGGTATTAGTATCTTATCTTAATTATTAACTTTTCTTTAATATCCCATAGAAGACTTTCCCTCAGATTTTTTATATTGAGGTTGTGCCTAGTACAAGATCTCTACTTTTCTTTTAACTCCCATTTTCCTCTTGCGAGGAAACAGACTACGGCACTTATAGGGGCGAGGTGGCTTACTCCCTGTACATACTGCCGTCCCATACATCCACACATTAACCTCAAAGCCATATAATGCACAATGAGGGTTTTCATAGTCGCAAGTCTTCACAGCGTTGCTATCTCTTGAAACCATGTACTAAACAGTTTTCTATAAAACTATCAAAATTGCCTATAATAAGAAGGCTATGTCAATAGCTTATAATACAAAGATCTTTGAATTTTGTCAATTTTTTTATATAATTTTTTTATGGAAGTAATAAAAAATGAAAATGGCTGGAATAAATATAAAAAGCAAAAAGCCTTAAATTATAATATTGATGAAAAAGATATTGACACAAATTATTGTCCTGACGAATATCCTTGTTTAGCTCAACAATATTTAAGTTCAGATGTAAACGGAGTTAGATTAAAATTTATATTTATATATAAAAAAGATTGCAAAAAACTTTTAAGTAAAGTATAATCTGTGTAAGACGATTTATAGTTCTTTCTCATTGGGCCCGTACTGGTATCGATTTTAAAAATTGGAATTAGAATGCAAGTAGAGTTAAAGTGGACTCTTTAAACAACTTTAAAATACTTAACTGCCAAACCAGCTAAGTTAAAGGGTAGTTTCTCCTTGAGAGTTTCTCACAAGAAGGACTCCCTAATCGCAGCCTAAAACCTGCGACCTGCTATCTACGACACATCTACTAGACTAGTGGGTATTTAGATGTATCAGTTTAAATCCTTTTTATTTGATTTTTAAATTGATTATAATGGCTAGATTTGACCAAGGCCAGATCTAGAATTAAATAAATAGCAATAGCCCGATTGCCTGTTCGACACTATTGCGAAACAACGGAATAGGCTAAACTTGTAGTATTTTAATTTAACTTTTTAAAAGACAGAGGTTCAACTCCTCTCGGGTCCAAGGTATATCTCTTAAGGGATATATACTATAATAGTGTAATTAAATTTTTAATTTAGTGTAATTTATTATCAAATGGTTAATAATGTTCTAATTCCAGATCCATCAGAGAAAAGAATATCTCTTGTTTACAATAGTGATAGCGGTGCTTTCCAAGCTCTTGATTTTAGTAAAATAGATAATATAGAAGGAATTTTAAATAGTGGTATTAATGTTAATGTAACTAATTTTTCAGCACAATCTGCTCAAATAGACGCATTTGGCCGCCAAAGAATTTCAAATCCATTTACTCTTGCGGATTATTCTCACGTTTACGGAGAAGAAACAGAATTATTAACTAAAACTAGTGGTACAAATTCTAATACAACATTTAATATCAATCAAGCAAAAGCAGTGCTCCAAGTTGGAACTGGAGCTAATGATTTTACAATTCACCAAAGCAGAATGTATCAT